GATAAAACACTTAACATATATAGTTTTTCTCTATTTGACATATTATCCACCTCCTAGTTCTTTAATTATTGACCAGCTCCAGCTTTAAGAGCTATCTTAACAGCCTTCGTATTGTTAGTTAGAGCTGCAAGATAATACTTTCTTGAATAGATAGTATTTAATCTTATGTTAGCATCTTCAGCAGAACGCTTATTACCAGTTGACTGTTCAACTTCAACGCCCTTCTTGTTAAATACAGTAACAGCATCTTTGCTTGCTATAATTACTTGATTTTCAGGAGCGTCTTTCTTTACATAAAGGTTTACACCAGCAACAGTACCGATATATCCGTTCTTTACAAAAGCTTCAACATACTTTAAGTCATCTTTTAAAGACTTTTTAATCTTAGCCATATCTTTAACAGAAACAAAAGCGAAAAGTGGTTTTTCTTCACTTGCTTCAAGATTAAATTTTGCTATAGCGTCTACAAAAGTGTTAAAATCTAAAGCGTTAGCGTCTACTTTTTGAGTAGTTTTTGCGAACTCATCATAGATTGACTTATTTACAGTATTGAACATATCAACACCCATTTGTTTAGTTCCTACAAGCTCTATCATAGGATCAGTCATTTTTTCTTCGTCATGGAACATAAAGCGGTTTTGAGCAAGCAATATTTCATATTCCTTTGGAGTGTAGGACACTTTTATTTGTTTAGTGTTACCTTCACCGATTTTAAGTATTTCTGTTCCTTCAGTACCAGTATAAACATTTACTTTATACTTCATACCAGCAGTACCAACTAAGTCGTTGTTTACAGTACAGAATTGTTGTAAAGCTAAATGAGAATTATAAGTATCTTCAATCTCATTAGCTAAGAAAAAGTTTTCATATCCTTTGTTAATTGCTCCAGCCATAATTAATTACCTCCGTTATATAATCTTTCATATTCTTCAGGGTTACTAACCGAAAACTCGTATCTGTCAGAAACGGACATATTTTTAAGCTTTTCAAGCGTCATAGTATCTGTTCCACTACCAGCAGGTGGAGTTGGAGTACCCTTTAAAAGTTCTGTTTTAAGAACCTTGTCATGTGCTTCTAAAAATTTTCTTTGAATAGCGAAAACCTTTGCAGTATCACCATTAGCTAAAGCTTCAGCACCTTCTTTAGCCAATTCTTCCTCATAACCTAAAGCTAAAAGTTCAGCCTTATGTTCAGATATTGTTTTGTCTCTGTTCATACTCTCGACTTGTTCTCTTAAAGCTTGTAGTTCTTCTTCAGCTTCTTGTTTTCTTTGGTCTTCTTCAGAGATTAAAGCGTTATGCTTTTTCTTCCATTCAGCTGCTTCCGAATTAGCCTTTGATATTGCAGCTTTATACTTTTCAAGTTCTGTTGAGTTATCTTCGTACTCATAGTTTTCAAGTGCAGCTAATTTTTCTTCTACACTCATTTCTTCATAACCTTTGATTTTACTAGCATCAATTTTTGCCATTTTTATTCCTCCTTGCGTTTATTAGGCAGTTCCCTCTGCTCTGTTTTCTGTTTTTAAAAGTTTTCTCTTTTTGCGTTTAGAGTTCCCTCTCATTTTCTATAAAAAAAGACTATAAGCATAACGCTTATAGTCCCTTTTGACTTTTTAGTCTACCCAATTGTAGATTTCTTAATTTTAACTTTTCTTTGTATTTCAACTATTACTAGCTTATCTTTTTCTCGCTTCAGCTCGACTGTGTTACCTTTCTTGATAATTCTCTCGACCTCGCCTATAACTTCATCAGAAAATAAAGACTTATCAATCTGCATTTTTCTTTACCTTTTCAATCACAGGTAGAAAGTAACATCTACAGTTTATATGCGGCTTAGGTGGTATCTTATCAATACTATAAATCTTACCATCGTGCTTATTGCATTTTCTACAAGTCTTCTCGTCTTTAGTAGTTATCCATACTACTTTTTCAATACCGTCATCTTTGTATGCTTTAAGTACAGCCTTGTCAGTAACATCTATAGCATACCAAGTCGCCATATTTGAAAAATATCTTAAAGCAGTATTGATAGCTTCTTCCTTGTTAGTACTAGCAAGCAAGCTCTCGTAAAAGCGTGAACGCTTTCTATCCACCTCATTCACATAAGAATACTTAGTTACAGGATTATACTCGCTTAGCCACTCTGCTATTAAATAATAATCAATATAATCGTAATTATCATTTGAGCCATTTTCTATATATGCAATTCTAGCTATAGTCAATAAACATTTTCTAACAGCAATATCAGCTTCAGCATATAAAGCCTTTGCTGCGTTTATAACATTTAATTCATCATAAGAACTTAAATTAAAATTATTAAAAAGCCCGATAAGTTTCTTTCTCATAATCTTAATTACAGAATCCGTGTAGTTATACATCTTCCTTTTCGTCCTCTACCTCGTTCTCGTCTTTATGTTTAGAGACAGCCTCTAATTGTTCTTGCATTTTATTTTCTTGTTCCTCGTACCATTCCATACTTTGCTTGTATGCAAGCGCAGGATCAGTAAATAATCCGCAATGAGTGAAAGCAAGTAGTGGGTGAACTTTGTTAGAACTTAACATCATAGCTAATACTTGTGCTTTTTCTTGTATGTTTTCGTAATTTCTTCTAGTAAATCTTATTTCTATAGATGATAACTTTATATCAGTATTTCTTAAAGTATTAGTTATGTTAAGAATTAATCTTAAAAACTCTTTTTCAGCCATTTTGAACATTAGCTCTGTATCTTTAGCTCTAGCTTCAGCAGCCGACCAGCCGTCTCTCATTACTACAGCACTACCAGTATCACTAGTAGATGTGCCACCATTTCTATTAGGCATACCGCATATTGTTAGTACAGTTTGATACATATAATCCACTAAAGTTTGAGTTTGTGATTGATTAAGTTCTTGCACTAAGTATTTTGCATCACCCTCTAAAGGCACTAACAAGCCACCATTAGCTCTAAGTTTTTGAAAACCGTCATCGTCAAGGTCTACACCCTTTAATAGTAGTATGGATTGAATAAATTGCTCTAATCCGTCAAGCCTATTACTTGCAATCTCATTTATTGCATCTAATAGCGGCAATACAATTTCAAAAGCACCTAACCTTGCACTATTAGCCGGATATTCTATTATAGGTACTCGACCCAATGAATGTGGAGCAGCTTTTATAATCTTATCGTCTTTAATTTCAAAGTACATTTTGTCAGTATATACACTATATATAACAGTACTGTCTTCTAGTACTATATACTTAACACCCATAACACGCTTGTTACCAAGTCCAGTATGATAAACAACAAAAGTTGAGCGTGGGTCAAGAGTATATATCTCGAAAGGAGCTTCATCGTAATTATCCTCGACAGCATCAGGCAAAACCATTCTATAAGAGGTTCCGCATATCGTGAACCAATCCGCAAGCTCTTTATCTTTAGAAGCTTTATCTTCACTAAAAACATATTCATTTAAAAGGTTAATAGCATCAGAATTTTGATTATTATCGCCACGACATACATATTGAATAGGCTCGCCCATTAGATAACCGACTTTAAAAGAGACTATCTCATTAGCCCTATTCTCGACTATCTTGTTGTTTATCTCTGGTCTTATGTCTTTTATCCTATTTAGGATAGGTTGTTTACCAGTATAATAGTCGTAAAGGTATTGAATATCGCCTTTATTGACATCGTGTGTCTCTAAAGCCTTGTTCAAGACTTCAACTACATTACTTCTATCAATTTCATCAACATCAGTATATATAACCTTTCTACCGGTTAATATTCTTCCATTACTTACAGCCATAATCGTCCCCCTTTACTCTACTATAATTATATCAAATTCTCCTACGCTTGTCAAGAGTTTTTTCACACTTTTATAGCATAGGAGACTTAAAATAGTCGTTTAAAGACCTCTGCTTTATTATTACCTCTTACCATATTCATAGCCATTGTTAAGCTATCAGGAGCGTCGTCGTGTTGATTTTTAGCGAACATCTTATAACTTAATACATTTTGCATAAATAAAGAGTACTCTTTACTTCTCTTACCAGATTCTCTAAATATCATATTATCTCTTATATCAGGAGCTTTATCGAAAATTCTTTGGTACTTAGCTTTATCAGTAGGAGCAGGCTTGCTTGTAATATTAAGCCTATAGTCTTTCTTCTTCAATTCTTCTTCTACACCCTCTTTATAGCTTTCAGTAGACTTGTTAGCCTCTATCTGCATAGCAGCTACATTATACTTTATAGCCATATTAGCAAGTAAAGGCTGCGTAGTTCTCTTATCTTCACTACTATAAACTACATCGTGAACATAAATATCACTTCCATATTGAAAACATACAGGGCTTGCTACAAAGTCGCCACCACCAAAAGCAGGGTCGACTGCCATAAATATCCTATCAGGGTCTTCTTTAGGTAGTTCACCGTTATAATATCTAAAATCGTTAGGAGTAAATAAAGCACCTTCACGCTCTATAGGCTCGCCCATATATTGAGCAGTCCACGAAGCCATATCATTATTTCTTTCAAAAGACGCCCTCCTTTGTCTATAGTATTCACTTGAAAAGCCTACACCATAGTCATAATCAAAATTACTCTCATCGTTCTCATCTAAAGCACTAACATTTATAATAGCAAAACGCCTATTCTTAAATCTGTCATCATTAAGTAGTAGTTCCATTCTAAGACCAGCAGGGTCTATCATAGACCACCTTGTACCACACCATAAAATTTTAGCCTTTTCTTTAGCTCTAGGTAGTAGGTTATTATCTACCTTAGACCACGCCGATACAAGTCTATCCTTGTTCATAGCTTCTTCAATACCACCAATCAAGTCGTCAGAGATTTCAAAACCGTTACAGTCACACGCACCGTTAAGAGTACCATATAAAGACCTACAAGTCAGAGATGGATAACGCTTTTTTCTGTCAATGTTTATAGTCTCATCAGCACTATTAGTCTGCACGATCTTAGCCTTTGGAAAAACATCATTCCATAAATAAGTTGTAGGATCAGCTATAGTCTCTAATACACCATTATAAAACGCCTTAGTGATAGTATCAGAATAAGCACTATATAAATTCGATAATTCACTATTTCTACCTATAATCCATGTTACAAAAAATAACAGTAGTGTAGTCTTGCCAACTCTAGGTGGAAGACTTATAAAAAGCTCGTCTAGTTCATCATCAACTAGTGCTTGCAATTTATCTACAATCTGCTTTAATATTCTTCTTCTAGGCTGATAAAACCTTTCTTCCGGCTTTCTATTTATCTCTATATATAATAAATAGCTATCAAAATCATAAGGAGCATCAAATAATAAAGTTCTCTTATATAGCTTATATAACTTAGTCGCATTATCAGTATTGATATTAGCACCTATTAAATCTCTTAGTTTTTTGTTAGTCTTATGAGCAAGCTTAAAATCTTCTTCCTCATAACTCATACATAAAGAAAATATATCTTCATAAGCTTGCAAGTCTTCAGGGTCTTTTTTGATTTTTAAAAAAATTTTAGATATCAGTTTTTCTTTAGTCATATTCTTACCTCCTCTAAACAATAAAAAAAGAGCTATATAATGACATGTATACACACGTCACAATATAGCCCCAATTAGCTTTAAGTATAACCCCTTTGTTATACTAGAAGAAAAAATAACTTTCTTCTACAGTTACAGTATTCATTTTTCTTTGTCTTCTAATTTCTTGTCTTTTTCTTATCCACTTGAAAAAGCCGTTGTTCTTAAAATCTATCTTCTTGCGTGTTATAAGCCTAATTATAAGATAAAAAAGATTATACATAAATCCAATACC